TAGAAGATCGACAACAAATGTGGAACACACTGAGCGGTGTGTCATTTGAAGAAAGAGACTTGCCACCGTTTGCCGAACTGTTGACGCCTGAACACAAATTCTATTGGGACTATGTGCGCGGTAGACATGTGCCAGAACACTTTCCGGTCATGGTGCAGATACAAAATGACGGCATCCACTGGACAAGGTTGCATGTGGTCATACCATTCACCCATGACAACAAGATTGTGGGATACACCTGTAGATTTTTAGATGACAAACAGCCCAAGTTTATCAGTGACAGTCAACCCGGTTATGTGTTTGGCACAGATTTGCAACACTCAGATTGGCAGCATGTGATTGTGACAGAAGGCATCTTTGATGCACTCAGCATAGGTGGTGTGGCAGTGATGCACAACACTGTCAGCGATGCACAAGTTAGACTGATACGCAGCCTAGACAAACAGATAACAGTGGTGCCAGACCAAGATAAAGCAGGTGTTGAACTGATTGATCGTGCAGTAGAACTGGGCTGGGCGGTGAGCATCCCAGACTGGCCTGAGGGCTGCAAAGATGTCAATGATGCTGTGATAAAGTTGGGTCGACTAGGTGCTTTACTAACTATTATGCAATCAAGAGAGACCAGTAGAATTAAAATTGAGTTAAGGAAGAAAGCACTTGTTAAACGAATACAAAAATTATGATCTTGGATATGCAGCATCCTGGACCAAAAATACATAAACAATGGGCAATACTAATAAAGAAAAAGTTCAACTTGTGATTAGTCACCTTGAAGGCTGTTCGGGAAATTTTCTAGGAAGACTGTTTGCCGACGTCGGTGATAAAAATCCAACATTTTTTAGAATTGATGTAAATCTAAATCCAAAAGTTCTAGCCATTGATGGAGTGAATAATTGGGATCAGGAATTAAGTAAACGATTTATAAATCACCAAGTTGTAGTAACTCATAATTTTAATCAAGAACAAATTTCTAAATCTTTTCCAAATGCAAAAATCATACAAATATACCCATATACACACATTGGAAATGTTTTATATAATATTTGTTTTAAAAAAGTAAAAAACAAACTAGATAATTTGCTAGACAATTATTTGATACATATTATTGAATGGTATCAGCATATTCAACAAAACCGTCCCAGTCAAAATTGCATAAATTTTTGGCAACTAAGTGACCAACAACAAGTTGAAAATTTATTAGAAATTAAATTTACAAAAAATCAAGAAGATTTTTTTAAGAAATATTGGGCACAGCAACTTACCTATTCATTGAGTATTCCAGAAAAACCATTGTCAATTGAACAACTTGTTGCTGTTTGGAATATTGATAATTATTTTAACGACTGGTCAGTTGCTTGGACTATTTTTGTTTATGAACTAATTAATTGTCGATTCGAACATCAACGTCAATGGTCTATAGACACCACCAAGTTTAATTCCTGGCAAGACTTAGCAAAAATACAAAATAGATACAACAGCAACTTGACATTGACTAACGATTGATTATATAATATATTATGCTTAAAGATTACAGTATTGACGTTCAGCGACTATTTTTAGAAATGATGTTGGAAGATGCACAGAGTTATGTGCGTGTTCAAAACATCTACAACCCCCAGAATTTTGACAAGAGTCTGCGAGCCGCGGCTGAGTTTATTAAAGAACATTCAGACAAACACAAGACCTTGCCTGACCGTACACAGATTAGTGCCACCACAGGTATCCGACTACAAGCAGTGCCAGACTTGAATGAAGGTCACTTTGATTGGTTCATGGGTGAGTTTGAACAGTTTACCAAGCGTCAAGAACTAGAACGTGCTATTTTAAAAGCAGCAGACATGCTGGAAAAAGGCGACTTTGAACCTGTGGAAAAACTGATCAAAGACGCAGTACAAATATCTCTAACTCGGGACATGGGCACAGATTACTTTGCAGACCCGGCAGCTCGTATCAACAAATATTTCAACTCAGGTGGCCAAGTTTCAACAGGTTGGCCACAACTGGATAGATTGTTGTATGGTGGCTTCAGTCGTGGCGAACTCAACATCTTTGCCGGAGGATCAGGATCAGGCAAGAGTCTTGTAATGATGAACATTGCACTAAACTGGTTGCAACAAGGACTCAGTGGTGTGTACATCACATTAGAACTTTCAGAAGAACTCACAAGTTTGCGAACAGATGCCATGCTCACAAACATGAGCACCAAGGACATTCGTCGAGACATTGACACCACAGAACTCAAAGTCAAGCTGGTGGCAAAAAAGAGCGGCAATTATCAAGTCAAGGGCTTGCCAGCACAAAGCAACATCAACGACATACGTGCATATTTGAAAGAGTATCAAATACAAACAGGCAAACGTGTGGACTTTGTGATGATTGATTACCTGGACTTGTTGATGCCTGTGAGTGCTAAGGTCAGTCCCAACGACTTGTTTGTGAAAGACAAGTATGTGAGTGAAGAACTGCGCAACTTGGCCAAAGAACTGGGCATATTGATGGTAACTGCGAGTCAGTTGAACCGAAGTGCTGTGGAAGAAATTGAATTTGATCACAGCCACATTAGTGGCGGTATATCTAAAATCAACACAGCGGATAACGTGTTTGGTATTTTTACAAGCCGTGCCATGAAAGAGCGTGGCAAGTATCAGATACAGTGTATGAAGTCTCGAAGCTCGACCGGCGTTGGTCAAAAAATTGATTTGGAGTACAACATTGAAACAATGCGCATTACTGACGAAGGCGGAGAAGATGGAGACACTTATTCAAAGAAGCCATCTGCATCCATCATGGACTCAATCAAAGCCCGCAGCCAAGTTAGCCCGGCTAGTAATGACACAAACAGCCCTCCGTGGGACAGTGGTGGTGACGCACCAAAAATCACAGCAGATGTTCAAAGTGCAAAACTAAAACAACTGCTGGGCAAAATTAAAACATCATGACTAGAATTGTTTCACATTGGCGAATTAATACAAAAAATACCAAACTTGAGTTTATTGATAAGTTTTTGCCTGACGATATATTTTATGTACCAGGAATGATCGAGCCAGCAGTACTAATTAACTGGCTAGAAAAATATGGGAATCCAGCATACATTGTAATGGATCAACCCGGAGATATAAAGATAGATGGCATAAAAATTTATTCAGTGCCTTTACGAGGTCTAGCATTTTCGTTTGAAAAATTTGAAAAATTTGATCAGTCTGAGTTGATCACAACACCGGATACAAAATTTTGTTTTAATTTTTTTGTCAACGAAAACTTAAATGCAAACAGATACATATTAATCAAATTGGTGGAATATTTTAGGTTTGATTGTTTTGATTATGTTTTAAACACTGATAAAAAATTGTGTAGTATTCGGTCTCTGCTTGACCAGTTACCGGTCCATGACGCTGAGTTGTTGAAAGAATTCCGTCATAAAATATTAAAACCCATCGCTTTAGATACTAAACACAATAAAAATTACAGGCCAACTGAGGTGTCTTGCATAGTCAATCAATGGACAGACAATCTTGAACTGTTGTTTAATCAAAGTGCTGTGTCGTTGATCAGTGAACCCAACGGAGATCAGACAGCATCGATCTTTACTGAAAAAACTATTTTTGCAATAATGGGATTGACTTTTCCTATTTTTGTTGGCGGTTACGGTAATGCTGACTATCTCAAACAAGTTGGACTAGATACATTTGATGACATAATAGATCACAGTTATCAGTTTCTACCAACCTTGCTAGAGCGTTGCTTTTATGCATTTAAAAACAATCTGCACATCCTATCAGATTTAAATTTAGCCAAACAGTTAAGACAAACACATTTAGATCGTTTGCTAAAAAATCGAGATCTTCTATATGATCACATTTTAACCAAGCATGCGTATTCAGTGGTAGACACATGGCCTGAACCATTAAAATCAACCATAAAATCTTATTTTGAATTTATACAAAAAATACAAGTTGGAAAAAGCATGCGACTTTATGACTATGTTGATTAAGACGCTGTGATCACAGGAGTCCACGCTGTGGCACCGTCAGTGTTGACGTACATTCTATCACTGGTAGCACTGCCGTCTGTGCGCATGTACAGTGATCCTTTGGCAGCACTCAACGTGGGTGCGCCTGACCCAAAGAATATACCAAAATTAGTGACACTAGACATTCTGTAACCTGCGCCTGCTGTGCCGCCTGCAGGTACAGCAGTACCAGAAAGAATTCTAGCATTGCCCACAGCAGATATCACAGCACTGCTCAATACATTGCCACCAGTGATGTTGGCTGCAACTGATATGGTAGTACCTGTAAACAGTGAGGCATTGACGTTGGCTCCGCCTAGTACATTGCCACCAGTGATATTACCGGTCGCACTCACAAGACCTGCAGTGAGTATGTTACCACCAGTGATGTTGCCTGTGGCCACTACTTGAGCACCAGTGTTGACATTGCCACCAGTGACATTGCCGGTGGTACTATAACTAGCGGCTGTGCTGGCTCCAGTTATGATACTGGCACCAGAAATAATTATATTCCCTCCAGAGACATTACCTGTTACTATGACATTGGCCGTTGATAGTAAATTGCCACCAGTGATATTGCCTACAGCAGTGATTAGTCCTGCTGTACTGACATTGCCGCCGGTGACGTTACCCGAGGCTGACATCTGTCCAGTGGTACGCAAATTGCCACCAGTAACGTTGCCTGTGGTAGCAGTAACACCGTTGATCAGCGCATTGCCCACAGAAATATTGGCTGTGGTTGTGATGTTGGCTGTGGTGTTGATAGCACTGAGAATATTACCACTCAAACTCAATGTAGCGGAAAGCAAGTTACCACCAGTGATGTTGCCAGTTGCTGAGATCAGTCCAGCAGTACGTATGTTGCCACCAGTGACGTTGCCCGTGGCACTGACTAGTCCGCCAGTGAGTAAATTGCCAGCAGTGACATTGCCAACAAATGTAGAACCACTGACCACAATGTTGCCCACAATATCGCCGGTCACATACAGATTGCCACTAACGCCCACACCTCCAGCCACAATCAGCGCACCTGTGCCTGCATTGGTGCTGACAGCAGTGTTTGCAATGGTCACTGTGTCAGTGTAATAATCCAACGGTCTAACAAAATCATACATGACAATGGTGGTACCAGCATTGATAGTGCTAAATCCAAATTCGAATGTGCCAGCAGTGGCAAATGTCAGTACACTGGATGCAAGTCCTTGTATGGTATTTGTGCCCTGCGATACGCTGGCAGGCAAGGTCATGGTACGTCCTGCGGCGTCTACAGTGATTCGCAATCGTATCATGCCAAATGTGCCCGAAGGTGGCCAAGTTGCGCTGTCAAATGCTAGAGTAATGTTGCCAGTTATTGCAATAGTTTGATAAGGACCAGCATTGCAGTCTATGTTCACAGTGCCCGAAGTGGCTGCAATGGTAACCACTGTGCCTGCTATGCCACGCACCTGTGCATTGTAGATCACGTTGTTGGCCATGTTGTTGTCCAAAGTTGTGCCAGTTAACGCTGCTTTGAACACACCTTTTGACTGCAGATCATTTATTTCATCCTCTGCATATTGAAAATTTGTCTTGATGTTAGTAAAATTGTCACGCATGCCCTGCGTGTTATTACTGACACCTGCCACGGGGTAATCACCGTTTATATCGTTGGGATTGATCTGACTAGTCATACTGGTTCCTTGTATTAGATATTTATTGCAATGACGTTTCCACTAAATAATCCAAAGGCCCTTGAGCAAATGCAAAAGAAAACTAAAAGCATATTAGAAGAACTGGACAGTTTGTATATAGAACGTGATCGCAGAGCCATCATAGAAACTCGCGCCAGCAACCTAATAGAAACAGCCATTCGTTTGCTGGAACAAATTGACAGTGAATTTTCCGCT